TGAAATCGGTACCCGCCAGTTCACTATCCGTCAGGATATGGTGATCGCGAGAATCGTGTCCTTCCCTTCGCTTGCCGGTCTGTTCAATACGGTAAGCAATATCCAGTCCGGACAGGTCATCACCAACGTCCTCTTCTCCGAGGTATCACAGGCATACCAGGCAGGTGAGGTGTATAAGGGGGATGTGGACTTCCAGCCGGAGAAAGCGATCGTCCACAAGGTCATGTCCAAGATTCGTTTCGAGGATATGTCCAAACTCGAGGAGGCTTACCTGAACTACCTGAACAGGGAAGGCTCTGATCCAGTGAAGTGGACTCTCCTGGAATGGCTCATTCTCCGCATCGCAGAGAAGATCAATGCCGAGCGCATCGAGCGTTCAATCCTCGGTTGCTACGTGAAGCCTGTCAAGGGTGAGGCGTCACCGTCCCTTCTCGGCTCTACAGGTGTCATTTACCGTGTCCTCAGCCTCTACGACAGCAACAAGGCGCTTCCGTTCGACGATGAGGAGCTTGCCGACTACGACGCAAGCAACATCGGCGACGTCCTCCAGTTCTTCGCCAAGAAGATTGCCGCACGCCGTCCGAAAGACTACAAGCAGTTCGTCATCTATGCTAATGCGACCCATCGCCCGATGTTCAAGGAGTGGTACCGCAACAAGTATGGCAAGGACACAGACTTCGCAGGCATTACTGACGTGGTGCCTAACTACGAGATGGCCATCAGATGGGTTCCGGCCATGGGTAACCTCAAACTCCTCTTTGCGACTGTCGAGGGCAACATCGAACTGCTGCAGAACGTTCCTGGCGAGGAGTACAAGACATTGTTCGAGCGTCATCTTGAGGAAGTGATTGCATACTCTTACTGGAAAGAGGGCTCATCTGTCGGATTTGCCGGCCGTCACTTCAACAGCAAGGCGGACCTCAAGGCCAACAAGGCACGCGAGCAGTACATTTTCTTCAACCTCCCGACCATCACGGCCGCAGCCGACGCCACCACCGTGGATACGGAAGGAGAGGAACTTGACGACCTCGGATTCCTCATCAGAACTTCGGCCAACACCAAGGCGACAGTTCTCACCGACATTGTCAATGCCAAGGATGGCGTGGTTTACCGTATCGAGTGCGGAGACCTCACCAACGCGACCAAGATCGAGAAATCCGGCAAGTTCAGCGAAGTAGAGGCTTGGACCCCTGCGGCAGTCGGAGATTACATTTACGTGTATTACGATGCCGCGAAAGGCAAGTTCTTCGAAGCATCACGCGGTTAGTCATCGGGGGCTCCGGCCCCCTTTAATACCATACGATTATGATTAAAGTACCTAATATCAGCGCCGTTTCGGATTTGGAATCCGCTGGCAAGAGGATATACAACAGAATCCACCTCATTCTGGAGGAGGATGTGGACCTCACCAAGGAGCCTGAGATAACAGTTTCCGATGAAGCGCGCTCGATGGCAGCCCTGACGCTCAAGCAAGGCGCGGCCATCGCACATTTCGACTTTGCCAAGTTCACGGCTGCCGCCACCTCACAGGGTAGCAATGGCGACGTGACTACGGAAGTGACAAACACTCTGTCGGGAACTCTGGCCGGGGATAGGCCGGAAATCGACAACTTTATCGAGAACTTCCACGGCAAGGGCTTCTACATCGTTACTGAGGACAGGATTAGCGGGAAGAAGTATATCTACGGACGCCCACGCTGCCCATACTTCTTCACGGATCACGACAAGAGGAAGAATTCGGACAACGCCAGCTGTGACGTGACATTCAACAGCCCGTTCCCGTTCCAGCCGCTTGAATATCTTGGAAGCGTCGAGGATCCTGTCGCAGCATAGTCTCCCGTCGCTTGACATCAGGGCCGCCATTGACGGCCCTGTTTTATTATAAAACTGACAGATATGTACACTTTCCAGCAAAAGAGATCAATATCCAAGGCAATCGCCCAGCCGTCCAAAATAGAAACATACCGCCGCCTCCTTTCATCGAGAGGGCTGCCTGCTGCAGGAACGATAATGAAGGACCGTTCGGCCCTTGCCGTGTCTATGGTCTATGTTCTTCTTGACCATTTCACGGCCGAGGAAATTCAGGCCGCCTGCGAGGCTCCCGCGGCTTCCGGAGGTCAACCGGCCGCAACGGCTGCCAAAGTGCCGTCACCGGCCCCGAAACAGGCCAAAATCTCGAAGTTCGAACAGTATCCGGACATTCCGTGGCGTCAGCTCGACAATCCTATGGTGAGAATGGCGGACAGCATCTTTACCGACCGCATCAACTGCTGGTCTGAACTGAAGCGACTTGAGGCTCTCACGCAGGGCGAAATCACGGATTTCGATACTCTGGCCGACATTGTCAGGCTGGCCGCAAGGCTGGAGATGTGCTTCAATGAACTCCGGAGCTTCAACAATACCGGGAAATTCCTCGGCAAGCATCCGTTCATTTCCTCCAGGGATGAGCGCTCGCGTATTTTCGACATCCTCCGGAGGAATCCGGAGGAATACTTCCAGGAGAGGAAGAACGTGGAACTGAACATATCGCGGTACAGCTCGCAGGTGAACAGCCCCAAGCTGGCTGAGGAGAAGAAGGAGAAGGCCAAGACCAATCTGGACAAATTTCAGGCGATCCTTCAGGTCTTCAAGGATGTGTTCGATGAATTCGTAAAGGGAAAATGAAATGGAAATCAGGACGTATGACGAGGAATTTGTCGCAAGGGTGAAGGACTTGGCGGTAATAGGGCTCTATCCTGTCCAGATAGCGGAAAGGATGAACCTCGTGGGCCGTGAGCGGCTTGAATTCCTGATGGACATCTGCTCGAAGAAGCACCCTCTTCATAAGGAGTATCTCATATCCCGTTCCCACAGGGAGGACGATATGGAGGCGGCATTGACGGAGATGGCCGCGGCCGGGGACATCGACGCGCTGGAACTTGACGCGAAACTCACCTGGAGACGCGGGGTGGACAATGTTAAGAAAGAATTGTTTGACGTATGATAGACAGATTGGCACTACTTGAGAGTTACAAGGCGGATGACATCCAGTTCTTCCTTCAGCACAGGAAGTCGGATGTCATTGTCGCAGATATGCAGACGTACATCCTCCAGCTGGACAGTATGTCGAGGCTCTTCCACTACCACAAGCACAACTATTCCAGGGCCGTCGAGAGCCTGAGGAAGGAGTGGCCGTCGCTTACCATCGCGCAGGCGCGGGAGATCTACCGTGACGCTCTGGAGTATTTCTACCAGGACGACGGCATTTCCGCCCGTGCCTGGGATCTGAAGTATGCCGACGCCTATGACGACCTCGCGAGGGTGGCCATCAAGGCCGACAAGCTGGCCACGGCCAAGGCGGCGCTCGACAAGGCGCACGAACTGAGAACCAAGCAGAGGGAGCAGGAAAATCACCAGTGGCAGCCGCCTGTCTATCTGGTCAACATCAATGTCAAGCCGGAGGATCTCGGCTACCAGTCGCAGAAGCTCATGGACATAGCCAAGCGTGCCGAGGATGCCCAATATAAGGAACTCATCCTCGGGCTTGAAACAACCGAGACGGAGAAGAAGAGGCTGCTTCTGGACGCCAACATATCACCAGACATCACTGACAATGGAAACACAGCAGACGAACAATAGCACCCCGGACTACATCGAGATGTATCAGAACAGGGTGCAGGCCCTCGTGAACATCATTGATCCGAACAAGCTCTTTGCCGTCATCGGCCGAGGCGGCGGTAAGACCTCGCATATCTCTACACGTCGCATTCTGAGGGTTGCTGAGGAGATGCCGAGGGAGACATCCATCATTTCGCACAAGTCATTCGTGGCGCTCTTCACCAACGTCATCCCGACCATCCTGGAATCCTTCCGGTCCGAGGTCAGGATGCCGGACGGGACGGAGCGCCCGACGCTTATAGAGGGATGGGATTACGTTGTCGGGGAGAAGGATCTTCCCAAGCACTTCCAGGCCCCGAGGTATCCGCTCCTGTATCCGGAGCGTACCATCGTGTTCGCCAACGGCTCTGTCCTTCAGGCGGTGGCCGTGGACAGGGCCGACTCCATCGCCGGCCGAAGCATCGTCCACGCCTTCCTGGAGGAGATGAAATACAGTGACGGCGAGAAGGTCAGGACACGTATCATCCCGGCCATCCGTACATCCCGCATCGGTTCCGGCTCGGACGCCTTCAAGTCTCATCTCCACGGCGGCATCACGGGCGTGTCCGACATCGGGCGCGTCTCCATCGGTGAAAATAACTGGTTCATGGACTACGAGAAGGAGGTGGACCCTCAGCTCGTGGCCGATATCGTGACGCTCTCGCTGATGCTCAATGACTGTGAGGTGAATCTTCGCAATGGCGTGAAAACCCGCATTTCGGAGGCCAAAATCGCCAAATGGGGGCCGCTTCTGTCACAGCTCCGCAAACGATGCACGTTTTTCATCCGCGCATCGACCTTCGTGAACCGCGATGTGCTCGGGCTTGATTACTTCCGCACCCAGAAGGAGATCCTGGACATGGGCGAGTTCCTGTCATCCATCTGTTCCATCGGCGACAGGAACCGTGACAACCTGTTCTTCGAGCTGTGGGATGAGGAGAAGCACACGTACAGCGACAGCTACAAGTATGAAGTCATTGACAAGCTGAATCTGAAGGAGTCTTTCACCGTCACTGCCGACCATCTGAAGTATTACGAACCTGCCCAGAAGCTGCTGCTCGGCTACGACCCCGGCAGTTTCTCTTCAGTGGTGACCGCCCAGATGGACAGGAATGCCAACGCACTGAGGGTGCTGAAGGAGTTTTTCGTCTATCCGCCGGAGGATGCGGAAGACCTTGCAAGGCAGATAAACGCATTCTACTCCGATGCTTCCAGGCTCAAGATGATAGATTTGTATTACGATCGTGCCGGAAACAAACGCAACAAGCAGTATGAGCGTGATGCGGAGACGGATGCGAAGAAACTGAAGAAGGCGCTGGAACGGTATGGGTGGCGCGTGAAACTGATGAACCTCGGGCAGGCTACCATCTACCACTGGCAGCATTACAGGCTTTGGAAACGTCTTCTGGCCGAGTCCGAGAGGAATGTGCCGCGCATCCGGATTGACTCGAACGAGTGCCCGAATCTCGTGTCTGCGATGTACTGCTGCAAGAAGATTGTCGGGTCCACTCCTGTCGAGCTGGACAAATCTCCGGAGGTGAAGGTCCGCATCGATCTGCAGGCCGGATTGACGCCTCAAATTCCGTCCGCTTTGACGTATTTAGTGTGGGGATTGTTTGAAAAATACTTCCCTGGAGTGCGAAATTATACCTCTGCAGGGGGCATTTCTTCCAATTTTTCGGGCTAAAGTTGGGGGTTTGTGTTATTCTGAAAATGGTCATTCGGCTGGGTGTCAGCGAGTTGACTGAAAAATTTGGGGCCTTTTCTGAAAATCTGTGGAAGAAAAGCGCGGCGCCGCTAAGTTTTGGGTTTGTAATGCAAGGTGGCAAAACGACTGAAATATGACGGATTCTGTCCTTTGCCGGCGCCTTCTGAAGGGCTACCTTCGTGTCAAATTCAAAGCGATGGATACAATCAAGGGCAGTGTTGCATTACAAAAGGCCGAGGTCCTGTCAAAGGCCGGCGGAACATTCAACCTGGCATTCTTCCCGTACTCAAGGACGAAGAAGCCGGGCGCTTCTTCCGTGCCTCTGAAGATGTTCTCAGGATGCACG